GTTAAAGATATGGCAAGGGGAAGATGGTAGAAGGCATACTTCCGTGGATGGGATAGAACTCTCAGGGGTGCTAACAGGATTAGACCTCACTAATCGTCCCCATCGCCCTTCAGAAGTCACTTTGTATCTTGTGGCGGAAGAGATAGATGTTGAAGTGGATGCCGCTATAGAACTCATTGTCGGAGATAGTACTTTCAAAGTTAAATTCATCAGAGAGGGATAGATGCCATTAAATCAAGACATTGAAAATATCCTCGACCCGCTCCTGGGAGCTTTCGATGAAGAGATTACAGCGGAGTTATCAGGACAGCTGGCCGAGATATATGTTTCCGGTCAGGCTGAGATGATAACATGGGGAAAGACGCAGGCTGGCGTTCCGATCGCCTTTGAAGGCCCGCCGATTAGTCAGGCGGTTGATTGGGCAGCGGCTCGAAGCGCTCGACTGGTTACAGAAATGGACGCAACAACAAAGGACCGACTTGCTCGGGTTATTGCTGATGGTATTCAGAATAAGCGTGGGGTTCCCGGTTTATCCCGGGAGATTCGCAGCACTTTTGCGGATATGACCCGGTACCGGAGTCAGCTGATCGCTCGGACAGAGACGGCCAATGCCTTATCTCAGACGAGCCTTGATAATATGAAGGCTATGGGTATTGATGGCAAACAATGGGTAACTGCCGGCGACAGTGATGTATCTGAGGAGTGTGAGGGGAACGAAGCGCAGGGGGTCATCCCTCGGGGCGATGTTTTCTCTGGTGGAGTCGGGGCCCCACCTCAGCATCCGAATTGCCGGTGCACGATTAGTCCGGCGCGGTTACCAAAATAAGGAGCATATCATGAACGGTAGAATGGCGAAGAAGCTCAAGAAGTATGCCAAGAAGGACGCTATTAAATATCTCAAGGAACTGGCCAAGTATCCGTTTTGGAATAGGGTGCTATTCTCCTGGTGGCTAGTGTTTGGGAATAAGAAACATCTTAAGTGACGATATAAGGAGGCTCGGATGTTAAGTGACAAGCAGAAACAGAATTTACTCCTTGCGGCGTTGATCAAGGAGTACGGCTTGAAGGCCGAGGTGCCAAAACCCAAGAGCTTGACTATCGAAGAAGTGATCGAAGATCGGGTCATTTATAATATCGATGGCCAGCTTTACGAGACTAATTTTGAGATGGTCGATGGTGATGCTCGATTCACCGATCCGAAGAAGGTAACTAGCACCAAGATATTCACCCAGGAGGCGCTCTCTGTAGAGAACCGCCGGTCATTGCTGGATGCGGCTCTGACAGCCCATCTCGGGCTGGGAGCTGAGGAGTGGGTATATATCGAGGACTTCAGCGAGACCTATGTTATTTATAATCAGGATCGCCAGTCTTATCGCTCATCTTATACTGTTGAAGGGGAGTCTGTAACATTCGGAACTCCAGAGAAAGTGACCCGGGAGGTTACTTATAAAGCTATGGAAGCTCTGCAGGAGACCTATTCGGAAATCATCCAGGAGGCCGGCAAGCGGAATGCTGTGCGAGATGCGGCCCGGGTGAAGAAGATACTGGAGTTATGCCAGGAGCTACTTTCCTCTGAGACGCCAGATGAGGCAGGGGCCCAGAAGGCCAGCAAGGAAGCCGTCAAGGTCCTGGCCTGGATTAAGACTCTGGAGGTTCAGAAAACAGAGGATGGAGTTCAATTCCCGGCTGCTGCTTATGCGTATGCTCCGGAAGCGGACAACCCGTCCGGGTGGATGCTACGGATCTGGGAAGATACCACGAAGAAGGTTACTCGAGCCCAGCTCGGGAGGGCTTCGGCCTACCTTAGTCCTGGTGGATATCGGGGCAAGAAGGTGGCCATACTGGAGGCCGATCTAGCTTCAGTTAAAAGGAAAATCCGAGAGGAGTATCGCAAGCTCGACGTCGATGAGGATTCAATCCCTCGATGGGTGAAAGAGACCGAAACAAGAGAACTGGTCCGCGAGTTTACCAGCCTTAAGGAAGCTAAATTTGATAAAGGCAAGGCAGCCGTTATCGTTATAAAGCCTGGCTTCAATGCTACTGAGGACCGGTATTATCCAGCCGAGATGCTGAAGCGTGACTATGAAATATTTGAAGGTCAGAAGATGTATGCTGACCACCCTACAGAGGCAGAGGATGAAGCCCGTCCTGAGCGGTCGATTAAGGATTGGGTTGCTACTCTAGTTGATGTCACCGTTGACGAGGCCGGCGTAGTTTCCGGTGTAGCGGAGATCATCGAGCCATGGATGATGCAGAAGTTAGCCGCGCTGCGAGATAAGGAGATGCTTTCAGAAATGGGTATCTCCATCAATGCAGTAGGCAGCGCTTCAAAAGGCACTATCGATGGCAAGGAGACTCTGGTTATCGAGAAATTGGTGGCCGCTCGGTCGGTGGATTTTGTCACCGAGCCGGGAGCTGGCGGTGAGGTTACCCTTTATGAATCAGACAGGAACCGGGATATCGACCTGATTGAGATATCAGGGTTGAGGGAGAGGAGGCCGGATCTGGTTTCAATAATAGAGACCGAGGTCAGGAAAGAAACAACCGAGGAGGTTAAAAAACTCATGGAAGACAAAGAGAAAATTACAGAACTGGAAGCAACGGTGACTACTCTTACCACGGAGAACGATGGACTTAAAGCCACCGCTGCCAAGGAAGCGGAAGAGAAAGCAAAAGCTGAAGCGCAGGCCGCTATTAAAGAGGCCATCGATAAGGCGGAGCTACCCCAAGCTTCCAAAGATGTTCTCTTGGCCAGGTTTGCTGATGCCAAGACGGCAGATGGGATTGAGGAAGCGATTACATCGGAGATCGATTATATCGCCAAACTTTCCGAAGCCGGCAAGGTGAAGAAACTCGGCAAGACCCTACCGGATGATGAGAAATCACAGGCAGCTCTCAGGGAGTCCTTTAAGGCATCCCATCCGGAATGGACTGACGAGCAGTTAGAGACTGCAGTAACCGGCAGGTAGCCGATGAAGGAAAAGGAGCGCAAATTTAACTGGAGGTGACTCTAATGAGTCCAGCTTATGGAGCTTATCCGGTAGCAGATGCTCTGACTGTCGGAGACGAAATCTCGTCTACCTACGAAGGTAGACACATCACTCTCCTGGAGAGTGACCTGGTTCATCCCGTCCATGCTGGCGGGATGGTAGACAAGGCTGACCCAATTGTTTCGGCAACTGGTAAGCCGGCCATCGTTGGTGTGGCTTTTGAGAGCGCAGCCGCAGCCACGGACAGGATTGCCATTGATACCGAGGGAATTTGGAACCTTGATGTTGTGGCAACTAATGATGACGGTGGTAGTGCCGTTGCCGGTGGCGATATAATCTATATCAACACCACCACAGGCGTTCTCAGCAAGATATCTAACATAGCCACCCAGGTTGTTTTTGGCTATGCTCTGGGTATTGTCGATTCAGGCAATACCGAAGCCATCGCTGTCAAGGTTCACTGGATGTCCTCGGACGACGAAGCCAGGCGCCAGTATATCACTATAGCTTCAGGGGCCAATTCCTATGGTAAGCAGATCACTGGTTACTTGGCTGCGGGGCAGTCAACTGCTGTGGCCCTTTATGCTAATGCAGTCCCGAGTGGAGTTCAGACTGGTGGTATTTATGCCGGGGGTATCTGGATGGAACCTGGTGCCACATTTGCTGACAACGGTGGATTGCTAGTAGGTTGGGATGTCGGATTTTGGGCAGGAGGTTCGGGAGAAGATATAACGTCATCCCGGGTCATCGCGGTCCAGATGATGGTTGACCTTGCCGCAAATCCTGGTTCGATCGCATGGTTTAGGGTGAATGTGGCTGCATCATCCGGTGCTATGACCACTATATTCGAGGCGGAAAACCCTGCCTCTCTTGCCTACTCAGCCGGAACGGCTGGGACCGGAGTGGTTGGAACCATACCGTTTGCCGACATTGTGGGCGTTGGTGTAGTTTACATCGATGTTCATGCGGCTGTAGCCTAACTTCAACTAATTAATAAGGAGCGTAGATAAAATGGAAATCACGAATATGGAAATCTTTAATGCCCGGGAACCACTTACTAAACTTATGGCCGTTAAGGTTCCCATCCTGGTGAGTTACGAACTTGTGAAAATGGGGAAGATACTCCAGGCTCAGTGGGAGATCATCGACTCTATGCGGTCAAAGTTGTGTGAGGCCTATGGTGAGCCAGACCCGGCCTTTGGCGGGGTGCCAGTAGTAAAGGCTGACCCGAACTCACTTCTCTTTCAGAAGTTCTCTGAAGAGTTTGGCGAGATACTCAAACAAACTGTGGACCTCGATATCCAGGTTGTCGAGCTCCCCCCTAACATTGACCTGGAGCCTGTGGTGCTAATGCGGCTAGAGAGATTCATTAAACTTGCAGGCCTATAATCGAAAATAAACACGGGAGGTACAACCCATGGAACTCATGGAAGTAATGAAAGAACTCAAGACTGGATGGGGTGACTTTACAGTCTTGAATGGGACCAGGCGGTCGGATGGTTGGGATATGAAACTGGCCGAGGCTAACCGATTGATTTACAATCTCGATGGCTTACCAACCCATAAATGGGAGTATGCCATAAAGGAAGCTCTGACGACTTCGGACTTTCCGCTGCTGTTCGGTGATACTCTGGACCGGCAGCTCCTGGCGAACTATAAGGCCGCGCCATCCGTCTGGAAGGCTTTCACCAAACTCTCGACAAACAGGGACTTCAGGAACGCCAGCCGTCACAAAATGACAGGCGGAGACAACTATCTTGATGAAGTTAGTGAGAAAGGCGAATATCTTGCGAGTCCACGAACTGAGGCCGAATACAACATACAACTCAAGAAATACGGTCGGCAGTTTGATATCTCCTGGGAGTCGATAATTAACGATGATCTGGGAGCTCTGAAGGATACTCCGGAGCGGTTCTCTAACGCGGCCATAAGGACCGAGCATCGATTGGTGTCAGCTCAGTACTACCATAATGTGGTGCTGGCTACGGCCGGTCGAGGTAATCTGTCCGTTAATCCTCTAACTATTGCCAATTTGGAAACAGGCATAGAATGGTTCGCGGCTCGAACCGATGCAAACGGCGAGCCAATTCCAACCAGGCCGAAGATTCTGGTGGTTCCACCGGCTCTTGAAATGACTGCTAGAGCGATCCTGACTTCAGCTACTAAGATGGGACTGGCCGGTGCAACAACGATTGCCGGTGCGCCTGATGTCTGGGTACCTGTGAATAATGTGGTATCTCAGATGAACCTGGAACTGGTCGTTGACCCCTATATCACCATTCTCGGTGCTGTCACGACACCGTTATCCTCGGTTGCAAGTTGGTTCCTATTTACTGATCCGAGGGAATTGGCGGTTCTGGAAGCGGCTCACCTGAGAGGTCATGAAAGACCGGAAATCGCCATGAAGGCAAGCGATAAGGTTACCGTTGGCGGAGCAGCCATCAACCCAATGTCCGGTGACTTTGCCACTGACAATATCTTCTACCGGGTCAGACTGCCGTTTGGCGTCACGACCCTTGACTGGAGAGGCTTCTACTTTGGAGGCCATCTCGATTAATTACCGGGTATGTCCGGACTTGTCCGGTTAATACCGGCCGGCTGGGGGCTCGGGTTATTGCTCCTTTCCCTTGTCCTTGGCCGGTATGAGTTGAGTGTCAGCGGATGGGAAGTCTACCTGACTAATGCCGGCGGATTGAATTATCTAACCTTGAGACATCATCACGCTGCGGGCGCAACAACAAGAACTGGGGCTTATTCCCTCGGGTGGACTCCCGGGACCTTATTCCATTTCGGTATCAGCAGGAGTGGTCCTGCGGCTTTAATGTATCAGGATGGGGAGCCGGTGGCGACCGTATCTGATGCTTTAATTGACCCAGAGACTTGTGCTGAGGATTTGGTTATTGGTACTAGATATACCAAAAATGCCAACTTCTATAAAGGCCCATTCCCTCGATTGATAGTAGCTGGGGAAGCCTTATCGGCAAATGACTGGCGATCCATGTATCGGCAGCAGAGGGATTACGCATGAGCATAGCAACGGAAGAAAGACTCCTTAAGTTAATAGAACGCCAGGAAGATATGCTCGGGATTGCCGGACTCGGCAGGGCTAATACAGCCACACTCTATGTTCATCCGGACGGGACCGGAGCTGACGGTTTGTCAGAGCGGACGGCATATATCACCTTGAATGCGGCGCTCGATGCTTGCTCGGCAGACGCTAATGCTTTGACTTTAATCTTGATGGCTCCGGGAACTTACGATATTAATCTGACAGGACAGCCGACCTGGACTCAGAATGTGGTTATCCAGGGCAGCCATCGGGACTTCGTTAATATCACCAATACCCATGCTACTGCCGGTTGTGTTCTCAGGCTTGAAGGATTGGCGGCTGTCCAAGATGTTACTATAACTCCGATTGCAGCCGATAATGGTCTTTTGCTGTGGGCTAATGGAGCCAGGGCTTACCGGCTCAGAATAGATGGGACTGGCCATACTGGAGCAGGTGTCGGCCTATGGTTGAATGGGGATGATGGCAAAGCCATTGACATTGATATTCTAGGGAATGCAGCACAGACCATCGGGCTGAATGTTCTCGGGGCTCGGACTCATTACAAGAATATCCATATTGACGATTGTGCGACTGGCGTCTGGATTCATAATGCCGGTGCTGATAGTAATCTCTTTGATAATATCTTCATTCATGGTTGTGCATTGGGGGTAGACATTGACTCCGGTAATGAACAGCACTTCAAAGATATTCTTTTCCTGGAAAATACTAGAGATGTTGATGATGAGGTCGGCGATTCTCAATGGGTCAATATTCATGGAAGGTTTGATATTGAGATACTTCCGGATAATTTCACTGGGGTAACAGTAAATACAGGTGCAGCCAATACTTACGGCGCTGACACGGAATTATTATCGGCCGCTAGTAGAGATAATCCTTTCCGCATCGTCGGCTACCATGTCGAGCCGTCCACGTCTGAATGGTATCGTCTGCGGCTCAGTGATGATAGTGGGGCTTCATTCTTTGATGAGATGCAGTTCGATGGCATCAAGAGACAGGGAGAGGCGGCTCCGTCTGGAACCGAGCATATCTTCAATAAAGGAACTCGGATATCAGGCAGTGCCAAAGATGTCTCTGGCGGGGATAATGTCAAAGTCTGGTTAGAAATACAGGAGATATAATTATGGCGACAAGGATAAAGCCATCTCGGTTAAAGTTTGAAAGATATAGAGAGGAAGAGTATCAAGGTACTTTCCCTTGCACCTTTCCTTTCTACTTCTATATAAACGCTGAACCAGTAAGGGTGAAAAT